GGGCTTTGCAAACGTGGGCGAACGCTAACCCTGACGGTGTGATTGGGCCAATGACGCGGAGGGCTGTGCAGGCTGAGCTTGGTGTGAAGGCTGACGGCAAGTGGGGGCGGATTACGGTGAGTGCGATGCAACGGGCTTTGAATGATGGAACGTTCTGATGACTGACGATCACGACAACTCGACAGTTAGGGTTTCCATGCGCGACATATACATAGAAGTACAACGGCAAGGCAAACTACTAGAACAGATTGCTAACAGCCTGCCCGATAGTGATGACAAGATTGCCGACCATGAAATACGGTTGCGAAAACTGGAGATGCGTATGTGGCAGGCTATCGGCGGGTTCGGTTTTCTTGCCGCGATTGTGTCGCCCTTGATTGCGGTGATGACCCGATGAAACCTTCCTGGACTATTCGCCGGCGCTACATATTCGTAGCCTTTAGCTTGGGTGCCCTCATGATTATTGCGGGGAGTGTCGCAACACTCATGAACAACGACAGCGCAACTATTGACCTTATCGCGGGCGGGGTAGCCCTGGTAACATTAGTCCTCACCACATACGTTTTTGGTGCAGCTTGGGAAGATAAATCGAAAGGAAACCAGGATGGATAAGATAACAGAGTATTGGAATTATGCGGGCGAGAGAGCTATCAAAACTTTTAGCCAGGTAGCTTTGGCAACTATCGGTGTCGGAGCGTTGGGGATTGCCTCGGTCGATTGGGTAAACGTTCTTTCCGTCGCCGCGCTTGCTGCGGTCATGTCACTCCTCACCTCGGTGTTGCAGTACAACCGGCCTGTCGCCTGATGGCAACGGAGTTTGTGAACGGGTATACGTGCCCCATCGATCCGCAAGACGCGGTAGATTGCGAGTCCTGCCAGTAACGTTTAAGTAGAAAAGCCCCGCACCTTCAACGGTATGCGGGGCTTTTCTGTTCTCTACTTTAGCGTAGCCATGCCCTGATTGTGTTGCGTGTCACGTTTGCCCGTTTTTGCAAGCTTCACAATGTTGGGGGGTTGCGTGAAATTCGGTGATGACTCTGCGCCTAAGTTCGGCGGTGATGAGGTCTTGGCGTTTCTTTTTGCCATGCCCGGAGGTCTACGAGCTGTTCAATGCTCTTTTGTTCGAGGTCGTTATAGTCCGTCATGTTTAGTAGTGTACACGGGTTTGGGGGTGTTGTGTTGCATTCCAGGTGTGTAGGGGTGTACAGTATGGGGAACTACTACGAAGGGGAAAAACTAATGATGGGATATTACTCCGACCAGGAGGTTGCGGCACAGGTTGAGGTGGGGATCGTTACCCGACACGAAAGTCGCTGAGGATTGCGCGTAAAAGGAAGGCCCGTTTGACAGCGTTGGGCTGGTTCATGGTCGGCGCATCGTTTGCTACTTCGGTGGCGGTCTTGTTGGTGTCGCTGTGAGGTGGGTGCTGATTGTGGCGGGCGGTGTCCTAGTACTGGGTGCCGGGCATGGTGAACCCTTACGCGCCGATTAATGGGGCAACCTTGCTCGGGCTGGTCTTGCTTGTGTGGGCGGGGTTGTGGATGATGAGAGAGGATGAAAATGACTAACGAGGAAGAAGCCTGGGAAAAGTTTTTAGAAGCTCAAGCTGCCGCGAAAGTTGCTAACCAAAAAATGCGTGATGCAAAAATGCTCTGGAGGGCGCTTGCAAAATGATTACACTTGATGAGATAACACCTGAGAAGATTCTAGAGCTAGAGTTTGAGCGTGATGCTCGCCGTAGCAAGCTGGTGAACCGTCTGGCGGTTGAGCGCCTGTGTGAGCGTGTGAAGGCGGCTGAACGGGAGTTGGAGCATGCGACTACTTGTCGGCAGTTGAGGGCGCGTTCTATGCGTGCTGAGGGTATGACTCTGGCGGAGATTGCGGACTGGTTTGGAATGTCAGTGTCGGCTGTGCGTGGTTGGCTGAAGGCTGATGTGGAAGTTCAGTTGTCGAGTAGAGGGTGGGGTTATGTTGAGTGATTCGGGGCCGGTGAAAATCCCTGGGGATTCCGAACAGGAAGCGTTTAAGGCGGGTTATGTGTCTGCCGGGATTGCGGCGCTGATCGACACGTTGGAGGTCGCTAAGGTGAGGGTTGAGGAAGGGAGTGCTGATGAGTGAGCAGAACCATATTAGAATATTAAGTGATGAGGATGTTCGCATGGTTTACGTTGCGAAAGGCGGTGAGGTGAAGGTTGCCGAGTTTAATCGGTGGCTTGAGTCTGTGAAGCTTGAAGCTTATAACGAAGGGTTGGCGGTGAACTACTGATGAGTAACGGGTGGCCTATGGAGCTAATGTCAGGGCATGGCTTGTTGGGTTTCGTGTTGTCGTGGTTTGCGCTGGCTGTGGTTGCTGTCGGGCTTGTGTGGATTGTGGTGTGCGTGTTGGCGTACATTGTGGATGTGTTGAGAGGGGATCGGTTGTGATGGTAAGAAAATCGGTAGGGATTCTACGATGATGGAGATACGGTATGACGGTTACGAGGTTGCGGTGACTCTCCGCGATGATGTGTGGCAGCTCGAGGAGCCTGGGACTTTGAACTTGTCGCGGGTGCAGGCGCAGACGTTGCGGCGGATGTTGAACCAGTTGGGGTCGAAGATGGATGCAGATTTTATGGAGGAGGACGGCTGATCCCCTGCCGTGTTTGTCTAGTGCCAATCACTGAGACTTCTGGTGAGGTGTTGCAGGGAATGTGTGGGCGGTGTTACGTTTCGTTCGGAAAATAGGGGCGTTCCGCTGGCACCTGAACAAGGCAATAACCTGAACTACCTGCGTTACTTTGCACTCATCTACTAGTTAGGTACATAGTATTGCCGATTATCGTTCGCTAGGTAGCGTTCCAGCCCATATCCCGTAGGGTTCCCCCGCTTCGATAGCGTAGGTGAAGCATTCCTTTTTGACTGGGCAAGAATCGCAGAGGTCGCGGGCAACCGTGATCGCGTAGTCTCTGGTCATTTTGTCGGGGAAGTCTTCGGGGAAAAATATTTCTGGTGAGGTTTGGCAGGGGACTTGTCCGCCGGCAAGGTCGATGCTGTCACGAAGTTTTTGGTGTTGCCCTTGTCGGTTGTTGGTCATAGGGTAAGGGTAACAAAGAAAAGGGGAATCATGGACGATGAAAATCCGGTAACACCCGACACCCTTGCTGCGCTGATTATTGAGTACTGGGAGTGTGCCATGTCGGATAGCGGGTTGGTGTGGGATAAGGCCCGTAGGGCGCTTGATAAGGCGCTGGTGGGTGTTGAGGATGGGGTGAAGCGTGATGCGTATGCGCTTGCTTACAGGATGACATTGAACAGGGGCAAATAATGAACGAGTATGAAAGACCTTTGAGGCGTGCGGTTTCGTGGCAGGATAAGGGTCCGACTCCGTGGGAAGTAGGGTGTTACACGCAAATCACACATAGCTTGGAATGCGCGAGTGGCAGTTGTTGGTCTGGTTGTTCGCATCTTTTTTGGGAATGTAACACCTGCGACGCAAGCGGAGGCTGGGGAAGCTCATCGCAAAAACTGGAAGAATACAGGAAAAATCACGAAAACTATTTGCACCTGCCCAAAAAAAGGGATGAATACCAGTCGTGGATTAAGGAGGGCCAGGCATGATTAGCGCGGATCGTTTCGTGGCGAACAAACTGTACTTCCCGGCAGGCTGGCTTTTGGCCCGCCGTCATGGGGTGACTGCGACCCAGATGGCTAGGGCTGCGACACCGGCAGGGTTCGAGCAGGCTGTCACGGATTACCATGAGGACACGGTGATACCGGATAATCCTTATATGGCGTTTGGGCGGGATTTTGAGCCGGTGATTGCTCGGACTGTGCATACAGAGTTTGGGATTTTGCCGAATGATTGGTTGATTAGTGCTGAGGGGAAGCCGGAACATCTTGCGACTCCTGATGGGTTGTCACCCGATCACACGCTTATCTCGGAGATAAAGACTACGGGCCAGGATTGGGATGAAAAGTCCATACCTATTGCTTACCGTAGGCAAGTGCAGTGGCAGCTGTATGTGACCGGGGCCGAGAAGTGCCTGTTTGCGTGGATGCTGAGGATGGATGTGGGGGGAACGTTTGCCCCGGCATGGTTTGAGCCTAAGACTAGGTGGTTGGAGAGGGATGAGGATATGATTGCAGGGTTGGTTGAGTGTGCCGGAAAATTGTGGGAAAGGGTAAACATATGATTGCTGAAGACGAAGACGTGTTACGTATTGCGGATGAGTATGTGGGCGAGGTGAACGAGACACGCGATGATGGTTTGTGGCGCGGGTTTTGGGTTACTGAGGGTGCCGCGTTGCAGGTAAGGATGCGTGCGTGATGGATAACGAGGAGCTGGTTTCCTTGCGGGCGATAGGTGCAGCTGCATGGCAGTGGAGCAACACTAAAGACTTCGATGGCCTATTGGATCGCGCCGAATGGCAGCTGGTCCAAGCGGTGGAGTCTTACCGAAAAATTAAGGTAAAGCAAAAGGAAGGAACGGGAAAGTAATGGCGGCGACAGATAGCGTGGTCGATTCTAATGCTGATGAGCGTGACATTGAGCGTTGCCTTGAGGCTGCGGTCATGTGGATGCGTCAGCGTAGGAACATTCCGCAAACACATAGCAATACTGAGTGGGAACTGTTCGAGGCGGCGGAAAACATTATGTCCACAACATACGATGACGATGAGGGGGAGTGATGGCTGCTTTTAATCTTGCAGACTACGAAACAGTTGAAGAACGCCTAGTCAGGTTTTATAAAGACAACCCTGATGGGCGTGTGATTACGGAAAACGAGACAACGGACAGTAACCGATCCGAAAAGATTTGGGTTGTGCGTGCAGTCATTTACCTTTCGGGTGAGGATTTGGAGCGTGGGTGCCCGAAGGCTACGGGGTATGCGTTTGAGATTGATGGGACTGCTGGCGCTAATAAGTCTGCTGCGCTTGAAAATTGTGAGACTTCTTCGATTGGGCGGGCTCTTGCTAATGGCGGGTATTCCGGGAACAAGCGCACCACACGC